CGGACATCAAGATGGACGGGGAGGTCGAGACGGAGGGGTTCGGCATCCACATGGAGGACGACGAGGAGACCTGGCAGACGATGGTCAACTACTTCTCGAAGGAGGCCTCCGAGGACCTGACGGACAAGATCCCGAAGGACTTCGACTGCAAGTTCATCGGGAAGTTCAAGATGACCAGGATGTTCGAGGCCATCTGCCAGACGGAGGAGTTGTTCCAGAACATCGCCTACGTGAGCGAGAGGAGGTACGCGGGCGGGAAGAAGGGGAACTACACCGTGTTCAAGGAGTTCAACGGGTACGCCTTGGCCATCTCGAAGGGGTCCAAGTTGACGAAGGAGAAGAGCATCAACTTCAAGGTCTTCATCAAGAACACCAGCTACATATCCACCTCGGACATGTTCCACCAGTTCTACCAGATCAAGGACACCGACATGTCCTGCACGAAGTGGCTCAGCATCACGTCCTCCGACATGACGATCATGGCCACGATCAAGTCCAGGGCCCTGGCCATGTTGTCCTACTTCACGGACTGCTTGTCGGAGAAGAACTACGAGATGAACTACACGTTCCTGCACATGAAGGAGGAGATAATGTTCCCCTTCATCATGATGTTGTCCCACAAGCGCGGGGAGAGCACCTGCTTGCAGATCAACAGGTACCTGATCCACGGGTTCTCGACGATCTACTCGAACAAGTTCAAGCTGGTGGACGAGATCATCGGGAACGAGGTCAGGTCCCACTTGGAGGCGATCATCAAGATGAAGCAGTTGAAGTGGGTGCTGAACATGGTCCCGAAGATCAAGGGGATGTACGTCGAGGGGTTGTTGAAGACCAACTCCGACGACAAGGACTACGACAAGTTCTTCATCCCGAGCATCTTCAACCCGAAGACGCCCTTCGAGTTCACGATGAGCATGAACGAGGTGTACTACAGCAACATGTTCAACAAGGAGCACGGCTTCGCCGACCACAGGATGAAGCCGATCGTCGCGAAGATGTCCAAGATGGAGAAGATCTACCAGGAGCAGGGGGAGACGCAGATGAAGAAGGGCATGATGACCATGCAGGACATCCACACGTACTTGAAGTCGAAGGACAAGTTCTTCGAGTTCGACAGGGAGTTGGTCATAATGGCCGCGAAGAACTACTGCTTGAAGGACGAGTACAAGGACAACATCTCGGACATCCTCTTGAGGTCGTACAACGACTCCGTGGACTCCATCATGATGTTGACGTCGTCCTTGGAGGAGGTGTCCATCCCGACCAAGAGCTTGAAGTTCTCCACCAGGGAGAAGAGGGACTACTCGTACTTGACGATGATGAGGAAGATGCAGGCGATCGGCACGAGGAGCTTGATGAGGATGGTCTGGGACGAGAAGAACGTCGAGGCCATCTTCTCGATCTTCTCCAAGGCGCAGATCGGCGACGTCAGGGAGATCCTGATCCAGTCCATATCGATCAGGATCCACGTGAAGTTCGTGGAGAACTTCTTCAGGTACTTGGGCGCGACCAGCGAGAAGGACATGTTGGCGGCCGGGAAGAAGAAGGAGTCCTTGCAGATGAACACCATGAGCAACTACAAGCAGAAGGTCATGATGGACAAGACGATCATCGTCCCCGAGTTGTTGGTGAGGAAGTGGACGAAGAAGCCGATCTGGGAGAAGGAGAACGACACCGACATCGAGTGGTTCAGGCGCATGGGGGAGATGAACGAGTGGGTCGTGAGGTTCTCCTCCGGGATGGGGCAGGGGATGTTGCACTACACCTCCAACTTCTACCACATCATCATCGACGACTACACCGACAAGATGTTGAAGATGGCGATGAAGTCCAGCAGCTCCATCTACAGCGTGGACATCACCAGCATCCTCTCCTCGGACGACAAGACGAAGATGATCTACATCAACGCGGCGAGCCTGAAGGGGTTGCACTCCGCCATGGCCGCCATCTGCGTCATAACGGACAACATCACCAGGTTGGCCGGGTTGCACATGAACTGGAAGAAGTCGGCCTTGCACCCGGCGATCTGCGAGTTCAACTCCTTGTTCTCCATAGGGAAGAGGACCATGCAGGCCTGCATCAAGGACGTCTACAACGCCATGACGGTGGTCGACCTGACGGCCCCGGAGTTGGCGGTGAAGGAGGTCGTCTCGAACATCTCCAGGGCCTTCAGGAACGGAGTCTACCTCACGACGGTGAAGAACATGTTGGCGTTGATGAGGGCCAACCTGATCAACTTCTACAAGATAACCCAGTTGGACATCGACCACTTCAAGAAGAACCTCAACTGCACCGAGTACGAGATCCCCTACCAGCTCGGGTTCGTGCCGATGAACAACATAGTGGAGACCATGATCTACGGGCCCGACATCGCGATGTGGGACATGAACAACAGCTTGAACTTGAACTTGTTCTACAGGAAGTTGCACAGCGCGGCGAAGGTGGAGTTGTCCGTCACCAACGAGGCGAAGTCGTTGTTCGACGACTCCGTGTCCGGGAAGTTCAGGTTGGTGCTCCCGGTCAGGTTGGACAAGAGGATCAAGGAGATGAAGAAGAACTTCTTCGGGCGCAGGAGTGGGCGCCGTCGGCCTCGCAGTGGGGATCGCAGACGGATCTCCCGGCGGCATGCTTGGGCTTGCAGTTGGCCGCGAGCTGGGGTTCGGAGAAGGCCGAGCTGTCGTTGGCA